AACTTTAACAAATAAAACTTTAACTTCACCTAAAATTGGAACTTCAATTTTAGATACTAACGGTAATGAATTAATTAAAGTAACAGCTACAGGTTCAGCGACTAATGAATTAACAATAGCAAACGCAGCTAACGGAAGTGCTCCAACTATTTCAGCAACAGGAAGTAGTGACTCTAACGTAAATATTAATTTAGTTCCAAAAGGATCTGGAGAAACTGTTTTTGGAACAGGATCAGCAGCAGCTGCTATTACAACAAGTGGTACACATGATCTTGTATTAGATACAAACTCAGGAACTAACTCTGGAAGTATTACGATTACTGATGGTGCAGATGGAAACATTAACATAGCACCAAATGGTAATGGTGTTGTTCAAGCTGGTGGTTCAGCAGTAAAAGTTGCAGGTAAAGAAACTATTTGGGTTCCTGCTTCTGCTATGTATCCTAATACTACAAACGGATGTGCAGATTTAGAACAGGTAGAATTATCAAATGGCCCAGAGATTAAAACTTTAGATTTTGACAAAGACTCAGATGAATTTGCTCAATTTGCTGTTGCATTTCCTAAATCATGGAATGAAAGCACAGTAACTTTTCAAGCTTACTTTACAGCTGATTCTACAAATACAGGAACTGTTTCTTGGGCATTGAATGGTGTATCTATCGCAGATAACGACAGTATTAATACTGCATTTGGAACTGCAGTTGCACCAACAGCAAAAGCTCACAGTGGAACAGCAAACGATTTAGACGTTACAGCAGAAAGTGGTGCAGTAACTATTGCAGGTTCACCTAGCACAGATGAAGAAGTGTTTTTTCAAATACAAAGAGACGTGTCAGAAGATAGTTTAACAGCTGATGCAAAACTATTAGGTGTTAAATTATTCTTTACTACTGACGCTGCTAACGACGCGTAATAGGAGAATAGAATGAGTTTTGGATATCAAGTATTAGGTTTCGGATCTGGAGCCGTTAAAAAAAAATTTATAGTTGCTACTGGAGGAACAGTAACTACAATAGGTGATTTTAAAGTACATACATTTACAGGCCCTGGAACATTCTGTGTTTCTTGTGTTGGAAACCAAGGAGGAGAAGTTTCATACATTGTTGTTGCCGGAGGTGGCGCTGGAGGTGGGGCAGGTACAAATGGAAATGGCGCAGGCGGAGGAGCCGGCGGTTATAGAGAAAATAAAGCAGCCAACGATATTTATACTGCATCTCCTTTAAATGGTGCAGGATCCATAGTAGTTACAGCAACAGGTTTTCCAATCGCAGTTGGTGGAGGTGGATCAGGTGGACCTTTTGGTATTACACCCACAAGTGGATCTAATTCTAGTTTTTCTACAAGAACCGCATCTGGTGGTGGAGCAGCAGGAGATTTTGATTTAGTAGGACAACCTGGAGGATCAGGTGGTGGCGGAAGCTCTGGATTAAATGCACCAGGTTCAGCTGGAACTGGAAACTCAGGGGGATTTTCTCCACCTGAAGGTAATACAGGAGGACCCGCTAGTAATGGACAATCCAACCCAGCAGGAGGTGGTGGTGGAGCAACAGCCACTGGATCAAATCCTAACGGTGGAAATGGAGCAGGAAGCACATTTAATCCTGCAAGAGGAGAAGCAAGTAGTTGTCAAACTTTTTTCGCTGGAGGCGGCGGAGGAGGAACTGAAACGTCTGGTGGAACTGGCGGACTCGGCGGCGGAGGTAACGGTCCTGCTGGCGGTGGAACGTCTAACACAGGCGGAGGCGGAGGCGGCGGCCGACAGGGATCAGCTGGAGCCGGCGGAGGCCAAGGAATCGTAATGATAAGGTATAAGTTTCAATAATGGCACACTTTGCAAAAATAGATGAGAACAATGTAGTTCTAACAGTTTTAGGTGTAAACAATGAAGATTGTTTAAATTCAGATGGTGTTGAAGAAGAAGCTATTGGTCAAGCTCATTTAGAGAAACATAATAATTGGCCTGCTCATTTGTGGATTCAAACTTCATACAACACACAAAGAAATCAACATAGACTAGGAGGAACTCCTTTTAGAGGAAACTATGCTGCTCCAGGTTACACTTGGGATGCAGCTAATGATTGTTTTTGGGAAGTTAAACCTCACACATCTTGGGTTAAAGACACTACTAATAAAGTATGGAAAGCTCCAATAGATGAACCATCAGAAAGTGATGGTTGGCATTTATTTTGGAGTCAAGAAGACCATGAAGCAGATTCAACAAAAGGTTGGAGAGGTCTTAGAGATGATGATACACAAGAGATTAAAACACCTTATAAATGGAATGGTACTGCTTGGGTTAATATCTAAGTATTGATTTCTTAAAAGTTTCATAGTATAAAATCTTTGCATGAGAAAGAATGAAGAAGACGCAGTTATCTATCCATTATTTTCTAGTCCAGTTTATCTTAGAAAAATTAAAGTGGATTTAGAAAAAGTATTTTTATTAATGAATAATGATTTTGTTAAATCAGGAGATAAGACCACTGCTAGTGTGTCTAACATCACTAAAGCTTCATCTGATAAATTAGTTTTAAATAAATCTAAATGGAAGTTTTTAAAAAAAATTATTGATAATGAAGTGAATCTTTACACAAGTAATATTTTAAAATTTAAAAATAAATTTAAATTAACTACATCTTGGTTTACAAAAAGTGAGCCAGGAGAAGAATCTAATTTTCACAATCATCAAAATTCTATGCTTAGTGCAGTTTTATATTTACGATCTGAGAAAAACTCTGGTAGTATTACTTTTCATAATTTTTTAGATCAAAGTTTATTTTTCTTAAAAGCAAAAGAGTGGACTATTTACAATTCAAGAGCTTGGACATTTGAACCACTTTCAGGAGAAATATTAATATTTCCTAGTTATCTTTTTCACAAGGTTTGTAGAAATGAATCTAAAATAACTAGATATTCTTTAGCTTGTAATTACATGCCTATCGGAGATATTTTAGATAAAACAACTGACAATTATTTGTATATAAAATGAAAAAAAAATTATTATCCGAAATAGCTATATATCATGGTCAAGTTAAAATGCCTGAAGGCTGGGATATTAACAGAGAAATACTTGCAAAAGATATGATAGCTAGAGAGCTATTTGATAATACTTTTAGGTTTTCTAAAGAATGGGATAGGCTTAACAAGTACATTATAGAATACATGAATGTTAAATATAATATAATTGTAGAAAACAAAGATTCATGGGAAAATATTTATTCGCCTCATGAAAAACCTAATGTGAGTTGTGAGTTTAATAATTTTAACATACCTAATTCACCAGACTTTGTTTTACTTTATGGAGTAAAGATACAACCTAATTCTTGTTTCGTTAAAATCTACTATGACAATAATAGAAAAATAGATCGTGTTTGGAACATGCCAATTAATGATAATACTTTTATTATGTTTCCCGGTAATTTAAAATATCAAATATCAGAGAATACAAGTAATAAATTAAACTTAATTAAAACTATAACGTATGAATCTTTATAATCATTTTTGGTGTTTTAAATCAGCCTTAACTCCAAAGTTTTGTGATGATGTTATAAAACATGCTTTATCTAAAAAAGAAAATATAGCCTTTACTGGACCATACGATAAAAAGAAAAATAAATTATCTAAAGAAGATATAAGCACAATGCATATTAAAAGAAAATCAGATGTTGTGTGGTTGCATGATGAGGCATGGATTTATAAAGAAATTCATCCATACATAAATATAGCAAATGAACAAGCAGGATGGAATTTTGATTGGCATCAATCAGAAGCGTGTCAGTTTACAAAGTATAAAGTAAACCAACATTATGATTGGCATTGTGACTCTTGGCCTAAACCTTATGATAGACCTGGAACAAATATACATGGTTTAATTAGAAAACTTTCTGTAACATGCCAACTAACAGACGGATCTGAATATGAAGGCGGTGAGTTACAATTTGATATTAAAGACTACGAGCCACATATGAGAGACGAAGAAAAACATTTAATTACTGCAAAAGAAATATTACCCAAAGGAAGTATAGTAGTATTTCCTTCTTTTGTTTGGCATAGAGTTCAACCTGTAACGAAAGGGACAAGATATTCATTAGTTCTTTGGAACCTTGGATATCCTTTTAAATAATTATGGAAAAGTTTGTTTACTTTACAACCCCTATATGGAGAGGAGAAAAAAAAGAATTTTTAAAATCATTAAATAAATTATCTGATGAATATATTAAAAAGGCTAGAAAAAGAAATAAAGACTTAATTAAACAAACTAAAGATTTTGGAATTACACATAACTCAGATGCATTGTTAGCAGATAATAATTTTAGAGACTTTCATAATTACATAGGTCAAAAATGTTGGGAGTTTTTAGATTGGTCCGGATTTGATATGAGTAAGTATAAAACTTTTTTAGAACAAAGTTGGGTTCAAGAGTTTGCTAAAAACGGTGGTGGTCATCATGGAGCACACATACATTGGAATACACATGTTAATGCTTTTTATTTTTTAAAATGTGGAGAGAATACGTCTTATCCTCTTTTTCATGATCCAAGAGCAGGAGCCAGAACTACTAAACTTTATCAACAAGAAAATGTTGGCATGACTCCAGCTACAGAAGTTATACATATAAAACCTAATCCAGGTGATTTAATTATATTTCCAGGATATCTAGAACATGAGTTTACAGTCGATAATGGTAAACAACCATTTAGATTTATACATGTGTGTATGACAGCAGTTTTAAAAGGAATGGCAAAACAATAATGAACATAGAAGTAATACATCCCGCTAATGTTGGTTGGTTAAAAGCTAAATTAGATAACAAAGCGATAAAAGTTTTAGATAAATATATTTCTAAAAGTAAAATAAATTTTAAACCACATTTAGTTGGACACGTAAAATCTTCTTTAACTTTAATAGATGAAGATAATTATTTTTTCAATACTGTTTTAACACCTTTAATAGAAGAGTATGTAAAACAGTTTGGTAAGGATTTTGTTCACAGACAACTAACAAACGATCATAGTTTTGTTTTAGATCAGATGTGGGTAAACTTTCAAAACAAACATGAGTTTAATCCTGTTCATGATCACCCTGGTATATTTTCTTTTGTTGTTTGGAAGGAGATACCATATTCAATAAAAAAAGAACACAGTCTAGATATTTTTAAAGATGTTAATGAGAAATTATCAGGATGTTTTGAATTTTTTTATACAGATACTTTAGGTAAAATAAGAAGTCACATATACAAAGCAGATAAAAAGTTTAATAATTTTATATTGCTTTTTCCATCAATGATGAGTCATGCTGTATATCCATTTTACACCTCTAACGAAAAAAGAATAAGTATATCTGGTAATATTAAATTAGATTCAACAAAAATAGTTAATAGTGTTCATGATTAAATACAAGATAGTAGATAATTTTTTAGATAAAGAAGAGTTTGATAAATTAAAAAACTTTATGTTTGGTAGAGATATTGTTTGGTTCTACACAGATACATTAAACTATGAACAAGATAGTAAGTCTCTTCATACATACCTGGAACATCATTTTTTTAATTTAAAACAACCAGGAGTAGTTTCACCTTTTCTAGATAGAGTTAATCCTTTGTTAGAAAAAATAAAATGGAAATCAATAATGAGAGTAAAAGGTAATCTGTATCCTAGGACAAATAAAATAGAAATACATTCTCAACATAGAGACTATCCTTTCTCTCACAAAGGTTGTTTATTTTCTTTAAATACGTGTGACGGCGCAACTGTGTTAAAAGATGGAACAAAAATAGACTCTATAGAAAATAGAATGTTATTTTTTAATCCATATTATTTACACTCAAGCACCTCTACTACAAATTCAAAAGCAAGAATAAATATTAATATTAATTATTTTTAACATGAGTTTTAAAAAAGATAAATTTTGTATAATTAAAAAAGCTGTTTCAAAAGAACTAGTAGAGTTTCTATTTAATTATTTTATAATACAAAAACAAGTTTATGATACGTGTATTCAAATAAGATATTTTTCACCTTTTGAAACAATACTAGGTTATTACGAAGGTAAAAATGATCAGATACCTAACACATATTCTCAATATTCTAATATAGCTTTCGAAACATTATTACTTAAACTTCAACCTCTTATGGAAAAAGAAACTAATTTAAAATTAAACCCTGCTTATACTTATGCAAGAGTATATAAAAAAGGTGATGTTCTTAAAAAACATAAAGATAGAGTTAGCTGTGAGATATCTACAACTATAAATTTAGGTGGTGATAAATGGCCTATATATTTAAAAAATTCTAATAAAGAGTTTAAAGTAGATTTATCTCCTGGAGACATGTTAATCTATAGAGGTTGTGAATTAGAGCATTGGAGAAACGCTTTTAAGGGAAAAGAATGTGCACAGGTTTTTCTTCATTATACAAATGCTAAAAATAAAAAAATGTTTGATGGTAGAAAACACTTGGGTCTACCTAATTATTTTAAAGATAGAAATGAACTTTGAAAAATGTCTAACTAATATTGAATATCCAAAGAAAAAGGAAACTTGGGATATAGCCGGAACTATAAAAGGCACAAATGGTTTTTTTAAATTTGATACTAGACCTACCAAAAACATAAAAGGAGAGATGGCTAAAGAAAGCGGCTATGACACAAAAGCAGATAAAATGGTTTTTGAAGCTAAAGATCAATGGATTATTGTTGATGTAGAGGAGTTGTTGAAGTATTTAAAAGAAAAAAAGGTCAAAAAAGTTTATTTACAAGAATTGCTATCCAAGTTAGACTGGAATATAATAGTACCAAAATATTAAAAACTATATATAAGTAGGGGTTATGCTACAGAAAATAGGATTCCAACCAGGTATAAACAAACAAATATCAGAAACTGGCGCTGAAGGTCAGTGGACAGATTGTGATAATGTTAGGTTTAGATATGGTATACCTGAAAAAATAGGTGGTTGGAATCAACTTGGTACATTAAATGAGAATGAATTAACTGGCGCAGGTAGAGGATTACATCATTTTATCAATAGTCTATCTAGAAAATATTCAATCATTGGCACAAACAGAATACTTTATGCTTTTTCTGGAGGTGTATTTTACGATATACACCCTATTCAATCTACTACCACGCTTACAAATGCGTTTACCACGACCAACGGATCGCCTACAATTACAATAACTTATTCAACTGCTCATGGTTTAACACCAGGAGATATATTATTAATGGATAATTTTACAACTATTACAAACTCTAATTTTAATTCTTCTAATTTTGACAATAGAAAATTTATGGTCACAACCGCTCCTACCAATACAACAGCTACTATAACAATGGATTCAAATGAAACTGGATCTGGTGCAACGACATCAGGTGGTATAAGAATACAAAAATATTATACTGTTGGTCCAGCTGTGCAAGCTCAAGGATTTGGTTGGGGACTAGGATCTTGGGGTGGTGAAGCAGCAGGTGCTATCACTACAACCTTAAATGGTGCTTTGTTAAATGACACCGCTGGTACTGGTGGATCAGGAACGTCTATTACATTAACAAGCACAGTTAACTTTCCATCTTCAGGTACAAACTTTATTCAAGTAGGTAATGAAGAAATATCTTATACAGGAGTTTCTGGAAATGATTTAACAGGAATTACAAGAGGAGTTAGAGGAACATCAAAAGCAGCTCATAGTGATGGTGCTACTGTTACAGACACATCTGAGTTTGTTGCATGGGGTGAAGCAGCATCTGGTGACTTAGTATTAGAACCAGGTATGTGGTCATTAGATAACTTTGGTGATAAAGCTATATGTTTAATTCATGACGGTGCATGTTTTCAATGGGATTCAAGTTTATCAAATGCAACGGATACAAGAGCAACAATTATATCTGGTGCACCAACTGCGTCACGTCACATGTTAGTATCTACACCGGATAGACACTTAGTATTTTTTGGAACAGAAACAACTATCGGTGATCCAACAACGCAAGATGATATGTTTGTAAGATTCTCAGATC